AGATAGCCCTCGATGAAGGTATCACCCGTTCCCAGAAACTCACATTCATACTCTTGAAGCCACTGTTTCAGAGGCATGTTTGATCTGGTAGTCTTTTCCCAGATATCAACATCCAGACCCTTCTCAACCATTTCTTTGTATAACTCTTCAAAGCCTGATTCTTGTCGGTGATACTCCGGGTGATCCTTCCATTCAATGTCTACTGCGTTAAACGAGTTAGTTCCTGCTACGGCTCCGAGGTAAATATCATGATACCAATTACCCACACCATTAACAGTAGAAAGTACATAAGCCCGACCACCAGTAGAGATGATAGGATAAACAGCAGCCCAAATAGTTTCAATATTCTCAATGAAGGCAGCCTCATCAATCATAAGGAATGAACCAGCAAGAGAACGACCTGATTGTTTACCTGATGGTCTTGATTTGATTACAGAGTTTGTACGCAGCTTTAGCGTGTGCTTGTTGCTTTCTACGATTCCGGGCTTCAAGAAGTCTGGAAGTTCGTCATACATGAGCTTAATACGGTCTAGAACCTCTGTAGACTCTGCATCACCCTTTGAAAGAATAACAATCGCTTGGTGAGGTTTAAATACAGCCATCCACAAACAATATGCTGAACCTAATGTAGTAGCTCCTGCTTGACGAAACTTGCGTAAAATATTGAAGCGATTCTTCGGATCTTGAAGATTTTTTAAAATTTTCTCTTGAAAGGGATATAATTTAAATGGGACTAAACCCCTAACGGGGTGAGTAACCTTAACATAGCGAGAAATAAAGTGTTCAGGATCTTCCTTACACCTTTTAAATTCCTTTACTAATTCTTCCTTACTCATAACCTATTATAGAACATGAAGATCTATGCATTAATATGTACCCGCTCTGCTGATTACTCTGTAGTAACTGCTGCTTTAATCAAACAGTTGAAGGAATTTGGTATTAGCGTAAAAGTGCTTGCTAATCAAAAATCAATATTTAAAGCATATAAAAAAGGACTAAAGGCATGTAACCCTAAAGATAATGATATCGTTATCATGTGTCACGACGATATAGAGATTAGACAAAGTAAAGAGGAGTTTATAGCCGCACTAGGTATGTGCTTAGGTCCAAAAGTAGGCATCATAGGCCCAGCAGGAACTACAAAACTAGGAACTAATGCAGTATGGTGGGATCACGATTTGTGGAAACGGGACTACCATAGAGGTTTTGTTATGCATAAGCGCACGGATAAGGACGAGGGCACCCGTTACGGCAAATATGGTAGAGTAGTTGTGCTTGACGGGTTATTCCTTGCTGCGAGAGGTTATGTATGGAAGAAGCTTGACTTGTCCCAGCCTAAAGAATTTGAAGGTAATTGGGACTTTTACGACATCTACTATACCTCACAGGCACACTTTAAAGGCTTTGAAAATCAAGCAGCGCCGATAATTCTATGTCACCACTCAAGAGGCGAGCTTGCAGGCCGAGATTCGTGGCATAATAATCGTCAAGCCTTCCAAAAAATGACTAGATTGCCTCTTACCTTAAAGTAAAGTCAATTTTTTCACTAAAAGTCGAGTAATCGACCATATTTTTGTCTTTCATCATCGACAATAGGCGTTTTGCAAGAGAAATTCCAGCTTTATGATCACTTGGGTAGTGCAATCCAGCCATTACGCGCCCAAATCCACACTCTTCAGCAGCTAAAATCAAGTTGTGTCGGTGCTCTGGGTATCTTTCAGCGTAAATTTCTGCAATTAGTCGTGATTGACAAGAGTGTCCGCTGGGATACGCTGGAGTTTTAGCCGTCTTAGACTTGAAGATCTTGAATTTTACAGCAAATTTGTCTCCAAGCTGGAATGGGCGAGGTCTTTTAAACGCATATTTTTGCTGTAAGACATATTCAGACGATTCTAGGATCACTTTTTCAATATAATCATTATCGTATTGCAATCCAAACACATCCATGTATACTTTTATCGCATAAGCGGGGTCGTTGTCATGCTTCTCGACGCTATTTTTCATGAACTCGTCCATACGCCCTGTAGCGGCCTGTATGATCAAAAGCTCTTTAGCCGTCTCCAAAGATGAGTTCTTAGGAAAATCTCTCATACAGATGTGTTTAGCGCCCTCTCGAAAGATCTTATTCGTGAAAGTGATCTTAGGAGTTTTCTTGGGGAAATGAATATCATCTATCGGGTCCATGATAACCTCTCAAGTTTTTGCCTAGTTTGCGTTTTGTCTCGTAACGCCTCAACTTTATAATAGCAATCCTACGCTCTCTAAGCTTTCTTGAAAATTTACTTCCTCGATTGCTAAAGAACCTTTTCATCGAGAGCGACCGCCCCCTCCCTTCTTTTTGCCTCAGCCATATTGGCGAGTAGTATGAGTCGTAGTATTAAGCATGGACTAGAGATAGGTTTAGATCAGGAGCCAAGTTTTGTTTAATGTAGTTGGCTACTTGCATGATTATTTCGTTGGCAGTGTCGATGTTGTTGATGTGCGCTCCACTTCTTACAAAGATAGGAAACACAATTCCATAGAACTGTTGATTAATTTCGGGATCTAAAATATTCCCTGAAGAATCCTTTCTGGCTAGTCTTTTAATTTGACCGATGATTGCAGTTTGGACTAAACCTCGTCCGTTACTCATAGAACCTGCACTCAATGCTAGATCTACAGTAAAATCTTGTTCTGTTCTATAAGCACTGTTATATGTGGCATCATACTCAATATCAGCCTGAACCACACAATTAAGAGTAACTAGTAAACGGTTGTGAGTTGTGCTGGTATCATAATCAGTTGAAATAGTAACACCTGACACGGTGTTTTGATCGTAGTAACTTCCAGTAGGTACGATGTAGTTTTGCCTCTCTACACTGAAGTTAAAATGTTGTTGAAAGGTGTACCAATCACCAGTCGCGCTACCGCCTACTGAGGAGGGCGCTACGGAGATGCCTCCGTTGTTAATGAATGAGTCTGAAGGTAGTCTTTGTGCCATTGTAATAAGCTCCTATTTTATTTAGGTTATAATGATAGATTAAAATTATGGATATCCATAATTTCTTGAGTAAAGGGTGATCCAGTTGATTTGTATACATCGGTGCGCCCTAAACTCATCAACTCCTTTTCTCTATTTGTTCGGTAGTTATAGGCATCGAAGTTAGATGGGTCTGCAAGATGAGGTTCTTCGTAGCAGAATTCATTAGCATTTTCACAACCAATAGCCTCCACATCAGCATAAAATTGTTTATTAGCTTCCCTTATGCATTTGTTTATCTCTTGTATTCTAGTAGAACCCCAATTAAGAGAATCAAACCAACCCCATCGGCCAAGACATTTAGAAACTTTGCACCCAAGCGATGAGTCAAAACAACTCTTTAGCCTAAAGTTTAAAAACCCTATATTTGGCAGGTTGGTTCGTGTGTTGAAATGCGTTTCTGTGCTTACATACCCCCCACTGTTGGAGCACTCACCTCCACAATATACTCTCGAAAAAAGACTACCTGTAAAGTAAAATTCAAGAAGTCCAGTAGTAGGGTTAAGTCGTCCGTTATTAATAGTTTGATTATCATCAGACTTCACTAGATTAAAATCATTTTCGTAGTATCGCCGTATCTTTGTTCGGTCAGGATCGTCAGCAACATCCTCACACCCTTCAAATGTGATTGTTTTAGAAAAGGTTTTAAACAAAGGAACCCTTCCTGTTACAGGATCGACCTTAATGGTAAAACTATATTGATGTAAGGCGTCAACCACACATTGATAATCTTTTTCGCTCATAATAGACCTCTAAAATATATAGCAAACAATTGACCCGCGCCTAGAACAAAATCTAAACACGGGTCAAAGTTTCGCCAAAAAATTTTTACATGAGGTCTACTTCTTGCATACCCTTGGCGCGGGGCACCTTAAGAGTTAACATACCGTTCTCATACCCTGTCTCAGCTTTGGTAGGATCAAACCCTTCGTCCACCGCCAACACGAAATCAACATCCTTAGAACTGATCCCATGATGTACAAACTTGATTTCAGGTTCTTTCTCACCTTTAGCTGAGATGCGAAGCTGGTTCCCAACTGCTCTCACTTTAATCGCATCCTTTGTGTATCCAGCCAGTGCAAACCTGATCCAAAGAAACTTTCCATCTTGGTCAAACCACACATCGGAGTGAGGATAGCTGGGCATGTTCGCAAGTTTCTGACGAGGCTGGGAGTTTACTGAATCCCACACAAGCCCATTCCAATTACTTAGCGCCGTATCAAAACGGTTCCAAATCGAGTCAAAGCTCGTCCAATAAAAACTATTTGTCATTTTCTTTTCTCCTTTCTTTATGACAAGGGTGAGGAGTCCCAAACGGCAACTCCGTATTATTATATACTAAT